TAGCATCTGCTGTAGATATTCCATCACCATTTTTATTGAATTCATTAACCTTGGCTAAATTGAAAACAACTGGAAGAATATCCATATTTTGAGAAGGATCAAAATCATCTGGAAGAAGAGATTTAGCTTTTGCAACAAAAGATCCTTTGGAAACGCCAAAATCATCAAATTCAGTATCAGTTATAACTCTGATCGAGCCTGAAAATTCTGATTTTAAAAAATCTTCAAAGGTTTCTTTTTTGGACATATGCTCTTGTTACACAGAATTTTTAGTAGAGTGATATAAAATTGCTGCGGCAAGATCATCTAATTGATGTTTTGCTCCAACATCAAGCACTTCTGTAGAAATATTCAATTCAGACAAGTGATCAAAATCTTCAACAATTTTAGATAAAGTCTCATCCCATTCTTCTTTTTCCTTTGCAACAATAATTGATTCTGAAACTCTAGAGATTAACTCTTTGTCTTTTTCCATTTTCTCAACTCCGTATTTTTCAGAAAAGGCTGCAAATGTTTTAAGCTCAAATTCATTTATTTCTTTTGTTGTAGAAAGAATGCTTTTCTTTGAGAATGTAGCATTAGATTTACCTAGTGGTCTTCCTCCAGAAGAAGGCGAAGACGTAGCTGTTTTTGGAGTACCTACTGGAGAAGGAGTAATTGTATTTTTTGCTAAATCACTTGTAGTTTTCTTTTGTTCAACAACCATTTTGTTTTCAAAATTTTGTTGTTTAGCTTCATCGTCTTCTTTATGAAGATTAATGCTATTAACCAAAGGCATATAGTAGCCCTCTTTTCTATTTTCCAAATAATCTTTTTGCGCTGGAACAAGATCAGTTTCATTTGGGAAGATACCAGTTCTGATAGTTTTAAGACCTTGCTCTGGAGTAAGTAAACCTAATTCCATCATACGAGTAACAAGTTTCTGTAAATCAGAATCATCTAAAGTATCAGTTTTCACAAACTTAACTGTTGGAAAAGAACGCATACCAAGACTTTTGCAAATTCTTTTAATTTCTGGTTGAAGAAATTCTTTTAAGAAAAGGTTTCTTGATTCTTCCAAACGATTCATGAAAATCTTTAATTTTAATTTTGTGTCTGCATATTTGCTTTCTCCAATTAAAATGTTTTGCAAACCTTCTTCGATATCTTTATTTAAAATTTCGTATTTCTCCTTGCCCATAACCTTTTTGAGATCAGGAATAACGAATTCAGCTTTTGTGGTATAGTCGGAAACTAATACTCTGCCAACGCTTTGGTTTTTAAAAATCTCTTGCATCGCCCTAATATTCTTATCATTTATTCCTCCTTTATCTGGCTCTGCACCCATCGTTACAAGTAGAACAACATTTTCAATAGAACGTGCTATAGCTTGATCTATTTTTTTAAGTTCAATCTTTTTATTCATGTCGTCCAAAACAGCAAATAATGCTGGAATGGAAAGAGGTTCGTAATCTTGTTTTTTTGCAAAAATAGGATTTAAAGATTTTGAATCTATTTTTAAGTAAATCTTATCTGAGGTATTTCTTGCACCTCTGTCAATTCCTTCAAGAACATCTTTAGGTAAAGAAGTCCTCAATTCTTTTTCATATTGATTGTTTGGATTTTTTAATCTTGCAACTTCAAATGGTGTTAAAATTTTTACATATTCAAAATCTCCAAAAGAAATAGCTCCTTTCGCTCCAATATCTACAGGGTTAAGAAGAACATATTTAATAGGAATTTCAGAACGTGTATTTACAGCGCCGTAAGATTCTATCAAGCTTTCTGCTGAGTTTTTTATTTTCGACTCAAGCGTATAAAAGAAAACGTTACCAGATCTGTAGTATTCTCTAAAATATTGGGCTTTTACGTCATGAATTTTTATTCTTCTAAACCAAGCTTCAATAAATGCTCTCGATTTACCATTTCCACCTTCCAAGTAAATATCTGAATCCGCAAATTCTGATAAAAGATCAACAGTGCTTCTGAATGCTGGAATATTGAAATAAGCTTTTTGACAAAGTTCGATTGCATCATGAACATCCACAAAGTCAGCAGAATAATCGTAAGGCAAAACTCCATCATAGATATTTTTAAACCTATCTTTGGTTGGGTTTTTGGAAACAGAATTTTTTCTATACTCTGTACCTATTTTTGTGCCACAACTTGCATTGGATTCGTAATAACTTTCGCCAATAAGCTCTGGAGAAAAATCTGTCGGTTTTGAAAACAATTCTAAAGAAGAGCTTTCTGCCTTTTGAAACTTACTCCAATAATCTGATCTTTTTTGATATTTACGTTTTTCCGACATATATAAATGTTACACTAACTTTATAAAGTTGACTTTTAAACTTTCAAATTATAAAAGGAGTAAAAGTGCTAGTTTGTTTTTTTACTTCCTTGGTATTTTGTGCATCGAAAAATATTTTTAAAAACCAATTGCCTAAAACCAAAGCAGAATAAGAATCTTTTCTTGCTCTATTTGGTCCTTTTTGTCTTCGAAAGTTTTGAGGAAGTTGAAATGACTGACTTCCTTGCGGATTAGATGCAACTTCGATATTGGCACATTCCGACTTTGTAAGTTCGATTATACTTTTTTGATGATCTATGAAATCAATCATCATAGCTCCTTGAGAAGATCTTTGGATGCCCAAATCCCATTTCAAATTATCTATTGGTATGTTTTTCTTTCTCTGTTCTTCGAAATGAGAGTCTAAAGCGCGAGCGCCAAAAAGAATTCTTTTGTGGTCGATTGCTGCCTGTAACATTTCGTTTGCTTCCCTAATCCAGTTTGAAGATGGTTTTCTAAGAATACAATATTTTTTTTCTTTTCTATTATATTGATTCTTAAACTCTCTAAGGTCATCTAAATACAGTTCTGGTTTGTCGAAATCGACTTCCATAACGTTAATAAATATTTTAGAATCCTGAAATAATTTACTTTCGTTACAAGATTGTATAAATTGAACGCCCCCGTTATAGTCTCCGCAAATACCAACTATATTGAAATGAGTTAATAAATAATGGAAATAAAACATATGCTCTTTTAAATCAACTCCAGCAATTGCATAAGAATGAACTAAGCATCCCTTTTCTGACTCTCTATCCACCTTGAATACATGCATTGCAAAATGGTCAGCACTAGAATTGCCAGCCCAGTTGGGGTCGAAAGAAATAATATACTCGTCTGATGAATTACCTGCAATCTCAACCGCTGGAAACTCTCCATCCATAATAGTGCAAGCAGCCATTTTAGAAAGCCTAAAATATCCATCGCTTTCGTCAACAAACTGAGCGCCAAACTCTCTCATGAACTGCATTTCAGACATGGTTGCCTTTGCTTGTTTTAATAAGTTTTGGTCGTATAATCTTTTTGGCGCACAGTCATAACTTAATTGCATTATTAATCTATAAGCATTGTCACTTAGATCTTCATCATCTTCTTCTTCAATTTGAGAGTCATCTTCTTTGAAAATAAGTGCTTCATATTTTTTAAATAGCTTATACATGTATTCAAACTTAAATGAAGGAGAAGAAAGAATAATTAGTTTGTTGTTGGGCCAAACGTATCTTTCTTCTTCTCTCATCATGCCTGATTTTATCAGCTTATCTTCAAGCTGATACATCTCTTCTCTTTCTACTGGGTTTTCAATAACGCCAAGGAACGGAAGAATAACTTCTGTGAAAATCTTTTCTGGAATAGTGATGAACTCGTCCAGAACAATTCTATTAAATCTGAAACCACGAAGACGCTCACCATTTGCCAATGGCAATGCGATTGCTCTACCTTTACCTACAGTAAGAGTCCACATGTCTGTGCCTTTTGTAATTTTTATACCACAATCTTTAGCCAATTTAGCTTCTGGCTTGCCTAAAATATCTTCCATTTTTTGGAAAATCATTTTAGCCTGTCTAAAAGATCCAGCAATAACTCCAATATTAGCCTTGGGGCTAAGAATACACTCAAGCAGAATATAAACAGCAGTAGAGTATGTTTTAGACATACCCCTTGAAAATACAAACATAGAATAATCGGAAATCATCATTCCCTTAATAGCTAAAGCTTGGAATGGGAATAGCTTAATGCCTAAAAACAATTCTGCGGCAAAAGAAATATTGTTTCTTAAAAACAAATATAAATAATACCTCGCATCTTCTTCTGATAATTGTTCGTCCATCTCTAAGAGTTTTTTATTTAACTCTTTAGATGCGAATTCCATCCTAGTTTTCTGTTTGCCCTTTAACCAAGCCATTTATTCTCCTTTCTAAAAAAAAGTTAACATCAGTGTTCCAAATAGAATCTCCATAGAAAAGAATTTTTGGTATGATTTTTTGAGCGCCCTTTCTTGAGTGAGCAAAAACAAATTGTACGTTGTTTGGATACTCTAGCATTACCTGTTTTACGTTATGCCAAACATAAGATAAGTTCTTTACAAATTTTTTATTTTCTGAATTGATTTTATCAACACTAGACTCAACAACAATAAACATGTAGGAATTAAATTCTACACATCTATCCATTTCTCTTTTAAAACGTTCTATACCTCCAGAAAAAGTTGAACAGAAATCCCCA